AAAGATTATCTTTTATAAATAAAAATGTTAATGATTTTGTAAATGAGTTAATTGCTTATACAAAGGAGAACGCATAATGAAAACATACACTGTAGAAGAAATAAGAGAAGCCGTGAACCTCGTCATTGGCGATAATGGTGCAGGAAGTGATGAAGTCATAGATGTGTTAGAAACTGATGTAGAACAAAATACGAAAGATTATGTAAACAATAAAATAAAAGGAGAAAGAAAATGAACGAATACGGACTAGTTGATTTACCTGATTTTGTTACTAAAAAGGTAGATATGTTAACTGCAGCTAAGCAATTTAAAACTGCAATAGATAAAAATTGTAAAGCTATGGGTATGGATCCTGATTGGGAGACTAATATCTCACTTTATAAAAATTATAATAATAATTCTAATGATGATAAAATTATCGTGGTTAGTTTTGAAGCAGGTCCACATGATTGGGGTGTAGGCTATTCTTTAGGTAGCCACCCTTCAAGTTATAAAATGCATAAAAATATTCAAGACTGGTATCTAGAATGTTATTATGGTTTTGATGTGATGTTTACACCTATCGAACATAAGTTGGCTCGTAGCTTTAAACAAATAAGCTTGAAAGCAGGTTCTAGTCAAGGAATGAAAGATAAATACGATATAACGGAGGCAGCCTAATGACTAAAAGAAATAAATGATAAAGAGGATAGCTGTTTTATTAATTTTAACTGGCTGTGCTTTAAGGACACAGATTTTTGAAAGAGACTCCCATATATCTTGCGACAGCAAAGGAAATTTATATTATAAGAATGAGTTAGTAGCTGACAATTGAACACCTTATTTTATAATGGAAGAAGGAATTATTCACCACTATTATTGTGAGCAACAACAGGAAGGAAAACTAAAATGACTAAAAGAAATAAAGGAGGTAGCCTAATGACTAAAAGAAAAGAACTGAAGCAGGCACAACAAGTATTAATTGACCAGATGATAAAGGCGGAACCCCAGGATGCAGACTTGGCAAGAGAAAAAATTGAAAAGTGGACAGCTGTCTTAACTGAAAATTACTTAGCCGTGAGGGAGGAGGAAGAATACTTAATGACTAACCACTATGAAGGAGGTAACGTAATGACTAAAAAAATATTATTCGCTTTAAGTTGTATTATTCTGATGCTAGGAGTGTTGATTGCAATGCAACTGAATTTTACTCTAGGAATACTTATGGCGGTAGCAGGTGCTTTATATTTAATAATGGAGGTGAATAATGACTAAGTTACCAGAACCAACTACGTTGGAACTAAAAGACTACGAGTACTTTTCGAATCAACCTAGATTTATTGTTAAGTACAAGGAAACTACGTGCCAGGAGGATTATCCTAATCACAAAAAGAATCCCTGGAAGCTAAAACATTACGGAATTTTTTTCAGTGAATCGGAGGCGGTGAAACATTTCGAATCGTTGCCTACTCTGTACACCTGGAGGAAAGTAATGTTTCGTAGGGAGTTTGTTAAGGTAGTTAAGGTTAAGGATGCCGTGCACCAAGATGGATTTCCTATTAAACATTTAAACAAAAGGGATCCAGTAGTTAAACAATTGATTAAGGAGAGGTTCCCTACCAATGGTTAAAGACTCTAAAGGGCTAACCTTGAAGGAACTAAAGGAGGAACTGGTTAAAAGTATCTTAAGTGTACCTTATGATTTAAATCCAGTTAAAAGGGGGATATTAAAGCCCCAGTTCTTAAAGGAGTTAAGGAGGAGGAGGAAATGTTTAAAGTAGTGGTTATTGCGATAATTATGGCCTCTGGAGATTTAACAACGGTTCGTGGGTCGGGTAGTGCTAGCTGTGAAGCTTTATTTGATGAGAGGACGGTATTTGAAGGATATTTCGGTAATCACGGATCAGTGACCACGCATCAGGGACAACCAGTCGTTGGTTATATCTGCAGGCAGCAGTAGTTGGGCATATCTGCAGGGAGGGGTAATTCAAATTCCTCTATAGAGGTTCTACAGATATTTGGACATGACTCAAAATAATACGTCAAACTAGTGTACCTCTGTACCTCTCGACCTATTATCTATATGTACCAACAATAGTAAGTCATTTTAGTGGTGTACCTCTCTTGTACCTAGGTACAAAAATTTGTACCTCTAGACCCTTAAAACATGTATGTCAGTCTTCTGGTCACGATTTTGAGGGACTAATCAGATATTTTGAAATATCTGTATAATCTCTATAATAGGATTTGATATTGAAATATCTATATAATACCTACAATAGAATTTGAATTGAAAATCCTGTATAGTCTCTATAATAGGATTTGAACCAGGAGATTAATGTGAGTAAAAAGAAGAAATTTAGCCAAGGTACAAAATTTAGAGGTGTTAAATAATGGGACAGAAACCAAAGAGTGAATTAACTATTGATGATCTAACAATGAAGCAAACATTGTTTATTGATAAACTTATTGAACATTGGGGACAGAAGAAAAAAATGGACATTGTAAAAGAAGTTTATGGTGAGCCAGGAAAAGAAATGTCGGACAAGTCTGCCAGTGCAATTGGTGCACGTCTTACTAACAGACGAATACATCCACACGTGGTTGCTTACTTAGATAAAAGGAAAGCAGAAGCAGTGGCCTTCTATGAAAAAGATAAATTAAGAAGATACAAAAAATTAGAGTATTATGCCAACTCCGCTGCTGGAGATAAACAATGGGCATCCGCAATTAACGCTGAGTATCGTTCTGGCCAATTAGCTGGAATGTATATTGATAAAAGAGAACTGACTGTTAATGGACTGGAGGGTATGAGCCGTGCTGAACTTGAAAAAAAATTACAAGAACTCTCAAAGAAAATTGACGGGCACAACGCAAAAACAATTGATGTCACATCAATTGAAGATGAACGAACTGAATAAAAAAAATAAAGAGTTTTGGCAACTCTTAACCAGTGGGAAGATAGGAACAAATGTCGGATCTGTTAAGGTTACTACCGAGGACAATCAAGATTAGTTTTGCGGACATTGCTATTGAAACTAGTGACAACATTAAATTTAAGGACGAGTGTTACGGAGAATATAACAGTAAAGAAAATAAAATAACTCTTGCTGATGATATCGAAGACAAGGACATGGCCAATACTCTTCTCCATGAAATAGTTCACGCAGCGGTATGGTACGGAGGACTCAAGGACGAAGGATCTGTCCTGGAGGATGACAAGAACGAAGAACACGTGATAAACATTGTAACAAATCAACTGTGTCAAATTTTTAGGGACAACCCAAAACTACTGACAGTCATTAGCAAAGGATTAAAAGGTAAGAATGGCCGAGCAAAAAAGAGAGACCAAACTATGGCACTCTCTCAAAAAGTATTTGAAAGATATACATTTCACAAGAATAGAAAGTAGAACAATCAACGGTATCCCTGATCTATTTGGGATATACAAAGGGGTAAGCTTCTGGTGTGAACTTAAAGCTGATTACGTCAGCTATCCCAAGCTTTCTAAGTGGCAGGTGTCGTGGATTAATACGTACGTTGCCCGAGGTGGTGTGATGTTGATCTGCAATAGAGCCCTCTCGGAGAGAACCCTGAAACTCTATAGGATACAATCCCTGATTGTATCTCCACAACTCTTGGTTGCTGATGCGGTGTTTCCTATGCATGGTGCGTGGGATAGTATCCATAATGCATGGGTCAGACTGATTACGGATTACTAGTGATAACTTTATACTATCACTAGTGATGACCGATAACTTAGAGGTTATCGGTCATGTTCATGGTTCGTTCTACATTAGCGTAGCACGGGCAATAGACCAGGCTCCTTGAGGATGTCAAAATGGATTCGTTTTCATTAGTTCTATTATAGGTTGTAAATTTTTAAGGTACCTAATCGGGGAGCTAAAGGTGTAACTTACATAGACGCACACAAGTTTCAAACGATACAAGAAGAAGGAGGGCTTAAACTGGTATATAATATAAAAAAATTTGAAACGTTATGAAATTTGCATTAATTATGTATGCTTGTTCGGTATTAAGTAATCAATGTGGAGACCCAATCAGAGATCCCACATTATATAATACTCATAAAGAGTGTGCTATGGCTGGGTATATACAGTCCATTACTGTATTAGACAGTATGGATAGTAAAAAAGTTAATGATGCTAAATTGTATTTTTCTTTTTCTTGTAAAGAACTTGATGGTGCTTAACAAGGAGATAAGAAAAAGGTAAAGTCAAAAACGATATATAATATAATTTTTTTTGAAACGTTATGAAAAGTATAAATAATAATTTAGTTACATTAACCGATGAGGAATTACGGGATATAGTTTTACGTAAGCAACTAGAATATATAAAATTATGCCAGGATGACTTTCTTACTTTTGTCCAGGAAGTATGGCCAGATTTCATATATCGTAAAACAAATAAGAAAGAGGAGTGGGGTCATCATCAAATTATCTCTAATGAATTTACTAAAATAGCCAATAAAGAATTAAAGAGGCTCATTGTGAATATGCCTCCTAGGCATACAAAATCAGAATTTGCTTCCTTCTTGTTCCCCGCTTGGATGATAGGAAGGTTCCCTAAAATGAAAATTATGCAAGTTTCACATAACGCAGAACTTGCAAGTAGGTTTGGATCTAAAGTTAGAAATTTAATGGGTAGCGTAGAATATAAACAAATTTTTGGAAACGTTGAATTAAGAGAAGACTCTAAAGCAAAAGGACGTTGGGAAACAAATCATGGTGGTGAATATTTTGCTGCTGGTGTGGGCGGTTCCATTACAGGTCGAGGTGCAGATTTATTAATTATTGACGATCCACATACCGAGCAAGATTCTATGTCGGACACAGCAATGGAACGAGCCTACGATTGGTACAGTTCAGGTCCTCGTCAGCGGTTACAACCTGGAGGAACTATCGTTGTGGTTATGACACGTTGGGCACAAGATGATTTAACAGGAAGGCTCATTAAGTCTCAAAAAGAACCTAAGTCCGATCAATGGAAAGTTATTAGTTTCCCTGCCATATTAGAATCAGGTAGATCCGTATGGCCAGAATATTGGAGCCTAGAAGAATTAGAAAAAGTGAAAGCTTCTATTTCAGTTCACAATTGGAATGCCCAGTACATGCAAGATCCAGTTGCAGAGGAGGGGGCTATATTAAAACGTGAGTGGTGGAAGAAATGGACATCTGAGCATATACCCAAAATAGAACATATCATCATGAGCATGGATACTGCTTATTCAAAAAAAGAAACTGCTGATTACTCTGCTATTACGGTATGGGGAATATTTCATCCTATCGAAGGATATGATCCTAACATCCTTTTATTAGATGCTCAAAAAGGAAGATGGGATTTTCCAGATCTAAAGATAGTTGCTTATGATTTATATAAATATTGGGAACCAGAAAGTATTGTTATTGAAGCAAAGGCTACTGGTATGCCTTTAATTCAAGAGATGAGAAGAATGGGTATACCTGTTTTGGATTATGTTCCAGCTAAGGGTAGGGATAAAATTACTAGAGCCAATGTAGTAGCCCCTATATTTGAAAGTGGAATGGTATGGGCACCTGATGAACATTGGGCTCAAGATGTGATTGAAGAGTGTGCTGCTTTTCCTCATGGTCAACACGATGACTATGTCGACAGCACTACACAAGCTATGTTAAGATACCGCCAAGGCGGATTAATTAGCACTTACACCGATGAAAAGGAAGAGGCTAGATTAGAAAAGGAATATAAATACTATGCGTAAAAAATTTATGGTTAAAGCAGCTGAAGGT